GCAGTAAAATTTTTAAAAGTCTACAGGCTACATTTATTTAAGTTAAAGCACTCCCACTGGTTAGTTCCAGGAAACCATACAAACCTTGTATGAAGGTGCGTCTTTTAAAGTCAGATCCGCTAGACTAAGAGCTTTTCACTCTCTCAAATTCGCTCAGGATGTGCATCTTGAGTAAAGGAGCACAGACCGGAGTCTCGTTCTCGACCAAAGAACTACTCATCCCGTGTCTTATCCATTTCCCTCTTTCAATCCGCTCACCTGCGCCAAATCTCGCTCGCATGCATTTGTAATCACCAACACAATTTATTCTATAACAAAAAGAGCAGACAGCTAAACTATCAGCCCTTCTCCTTTTTGCAAAGGAACTTCTACCACACAACTTCAAACGTGTTTTATTTGAATCCACAGCTAAAACCTCCCTAGCTAGCAGATTAAGCTTGCACAACAACCCAGATGGAATACCCTTCCTCATCATTGAAAGACAGAAAGAGAAAATCCTTCTGTCATCTTTGTTCCTTTTGGGATCAAAAGTAGTCATCTATGATATCGTACAAACCAACGTCAAACCAGCCAAAAGTAGCAAATCTACGAAATCCAAAGCGCCGTAAAGAGCATAACCAAACAACTTCACCCTTATCATAATACTATTCAACTACACACGACGTAAACTTAAACGCGCAAATCTAAACACACAAATTCGTGGACACAGCAGACGTATTCGCTTCGGCTTCACTTTTTGCAATTTCAGTTTGTATAAGACGCTGATTAAAATTGGTTATGACTTTCCTCTGTTCATTATTCATCTCAAGCATATCAAGGCCAGAATTGAAGTCAAAGCAGAGTTCAGGATATTTACCTCCAAGACTTGGGGCTTTCTTATACAGATTTGTGTACTCCCTCAACAATTTGAGCGCCAAAAGACCATTCTTTGCGTACTCAGCAAAGCACTCGCAAATCTGTCTGAATGTCCTTGTGTTCACATTTTCATCCTCGCTTGTTGACCCGAAAAGTTTGATCAACCCAACAATCGTCCTCAGATTGTACGAAACTAGCACTTCCTGACCCGTTGAACTCCTTACCTCCACAGTGGTTGAAATAAACTCCGTTGAGTCCGATGTCCCTTGGATTGCAATGTTTGCGAAAATTGACCTCAGTATCAATTTCTTTTCTGGTTCTGACCGGCTGTTCAAAGGACGATTTGCTTGAGACAGAAAGCTGATCAAATCTGTCTGTATCCTCATCTGAAGGTTCAATCTTGCCGACATTCTCTCTGATCTCACTCTTGCAAAAAGGGTCCCTGGGCTTCCCACGTACTTCCTCACGTAAGCCGTTAGCTCCTGCTGATTTAATATTCTCTCCAGACTGTCCAAATTCTCTCTCTCGTTCACAATTAATGGCTGGTAACCTAACTCCAGCAGATCTTTTTCCTTTTCTTCTTCTCGGATCACTTGCTGAACCAAATCCAAATTGCTTGACCTTTTTCTTTCTGAACAAATTGCCCATAGTTCCAGGTAGCTCTCTAACGTTCATATTTATAGCTTCAGTGGGAACAACCTCAGCAAAACTGAAAAGTCTCTCAACCTCTTCATCTTCTCCAAAGCCAAAAGCCTTGTAGGACAAGAGATCAGCGCCACTTGACTCTAAATACACATTTGACTCATTCTTGAATGCCTCAGAACTCAGAAAACTGTCAAAGAATCTGCACATGTGACCAACTCGAACACTAACTGGATAACTCTCCTTCTTGAAATTCAAGTCATTGAAGACAACAACCACACAGAGAGAATCATTGATATTTGGATCATCAAGTGACACAGAGAAATTTGGAGATGTAATCATTGTGGCAGACCCTGAATCAAGGCTAAATTCAAATGTTTGAAGGACAGCTTGTTTGCAGTTATTCCATCTCTTGTCAAAAACAACACAGCGACCAGTGACCCCCGACTGCTTCTTGAAAAGGGCATCAATGGAAATAGACAAAGCACCCCAGTGTGCGTAATTTGCAGAGCCCCTCTCTCTCCTGACTGCATCGACCTCAGACCTTGGAACAACCGGAACAGACATGAGTCTAAAGCCGCCTTCTCCAATGTCATCTGGCATTATTTTAAAGACAAACTCACTCCAATGGATCATCAGGTCGGAGGCTCTCTTGAAAGGGGTAACATCAGAATTAATTTTGGAGCTTTTCACTCCAGAAATTGGAATATCCCCTTCTGCGATTTTTGATTTGTGAGCCCTCATCATCAGAGCCATCCTCGTGAAAGCCAACAGAGTTCTGAAAAACGCTTTTTCTTGCCCCACCCCTCAACAAATGGCTGTTCTTCACAAAGAATCTAGTCAAAACTTGATGATAATTCAGTTGTTCAATTTCAAGATACTGAAACAGCCGCTCACCTAATTTGTAGGCAAACGAAAATTCCAAGTAATATGAGTCTATTACATCAAGCAAACGACCATTTTCAATTGCAACATTCAACCTTTCATAGATCAGGCACGGCTCTTTGATAAGACCATCTTGACAAAGTCTCCAGCCGCAAAACATTGGAACGTTTGTTCTATTCACCTTGGCCTTCAAGCTTAATTTGTTCAGTATGTGCTCATGGGATGCGATTTCTCGCAAATTTCTCAAAGCACACATGTCATCTCCAGCAAAGCAAATAGGTGTTCCTTTTTTTACTTCGTATCTGCAGAAGGTGAAAGCCATGTTTGCCAATGTATTAAAAAGAAATGTGGAAAATTCCCCTGTAAATCTCATGATTGCAAAACCACCCAATCTGCAACCCAAGGTGCACTTCATCTTGATGTAACTGTTCAGAACAGCCTCATCCCATCCAATGTACCTGAGAAGTTCAACTTCAAAAGCCAAAATCGTATGATCTTGGGATACATCAAAAGCAGTGTAATCTGACTCCACACAAACAGAGCCATCCGAATATCTCTTTGCAAACGCCTCCAGCTCAGAAAAGTTCTTCCTCTGATGAATATAAAAGTTCTCAGGAAGACATGAGGTAAGTATCTTTTCAACATATCTGCACCATGGACTAAATTCAACCAAAATTTTATGCTGGAAGCATGCTAATGTCTGTCCAGCCTTCGCATCTTCAAACCTCTTCTCGAACTTGGTGCAGAGTTGTGACTTCATAAACAGGAAGATTCTATCCAGTGGCCAGTCGGGGTCAGATCTTTGTGCATGAGCTCCAATTGTGGCTGCACTCTTTGAAAGCTTAGTCTCTTCAAATTCCTGTTTGCATTGATTGAGCAACGCTTGATTTCTGCTTGGTTTCAGGTCGACATGTTTCAAAAACACCTGAAGAAGGTATTGCCCTCTAGATTGAGACTGCTTGAATTTGGTATAATTGTTTGCCACACTATCGAACCTTAACCTTTTCTTGATTGCAGCGTAAAAGGTGATGTCATCGTCCATCCTGTGCCTTGGATAGATGGCCTCAAAGTTCATCGGCTGGGCTACCTTGTAAGGAAATTTCCAATTTGGACCGGCCTCTTCTCTGAATTGATTTGACCAGCCATCTCTGCCCTTAAATTCTCTATCCTCTCTCGCCTTCATTCTGGAAAGTTCGACATAAAGAGTTTGCTGGTTACTAAGAGGAACATGACACTTGATAGCCGAATCCTCAATTTGACAAACTTGACCAAGTGGTTCTCTCAAATGAAACCTCTTTCCAAGGAAAATTTGGGTTTTGAGCCATGGGTCACCACTGAGTCTTTCCTCTCTGTCCATTTCATCCAGACCAGCACCTTTCTGAATCATCTTCTCACTAAAGTTCAATGGAATTGGAGAGGAGCTCAGAATGAAATCTTTGCTTGCTCCAATTGAAGAGCACAATCTACTCAACAAACCATTTTTTATTCCCCTCATGTATTCTTCTTTTGTCCCTTTACTTCCAAGAGCATAGGAAAAGCCTCTGTTGAATCGAGTGACAGCAACCATTATATGAGCATCTGAACAAAGTTTGGCTTCCTCTGATAGCACAATGATGCCAACTCCAAATGTCAATCCTTGCGATTCTCCAAATGTCATTGTTTGACACAAATTGCAGTAAAGCTCCTTTTCTATCATGCTGGCCACCAAGATAACTTCAACCTTCACTCCTGATTTCTGGATTGAGTGAATTGCACTTGGTACATCACCATAAACCTGGCTTTGATTGTCAATCCCGGGAAACTCATTCCTTGTTGTGATGGATAATTGCCTGGCAACAAATCGGTTGATTCTGTAACTGAACCATTTGTATTCGACCCCTTCAGGAAAAAGCCTTTTGACCTCAGGTTCCCTCTCAAGATATGATTCATCTTTCTGACTGAAATAACTTGCTTGGAGAGGATCCCCAAGACAAACTATGGTGGATTTTTTTAAGTTGCCCTCCATGTGAATCTTCATCATCAATAAGTCAGTGAAGCCCCTGGGCAGCAAAGTTACTTCGTCAAGAATAAAAACCCTCTTCCCTTTCAAATCAGACTTTAATGCACTTTCAAAAGTCTTGATATCTTGATCATCCACTCCTTTCTCACTCCAATCCTTCGCCAAAAATTTCCTTGGGCAGACAACCATGAGACCCTGTGAACCCCTGAATTCTTTCGATATAAGGTCTTGAATGGCATGACTTTTCCCAGATCCTGCGAACCCGAAAATTCCATGGATGCTGACCTGTTGGAAATTTAACTCTTCCAGCTCCTCCATCAGTTTGTTCTTCTCAATTCCTGCACTTGAACCTCTCATTGCACTGACCAAAGATCTCATGTCAGCTGAATTCTTCACACCTTTGAGTAATCTCCATCCATCATGGGTTGAGTTGTGAGAAACTATCCCTGTAAGTCCTTCCATTAAGCATTTGAGTAGCTTGCCTCCCCTCCTGATGTCCACTTTAACTTTTGTTGAGTTCAAATCAGGCTCAATTGCTCTCAGTCTATCCAGAAATTTCATCTGAACGTAATCAATTCCACAGGAGGACACAGAAACGTCCTTGACTGAGTTGGCAAGGGAATCCAAATTAGATCTCCTTTTTGAACATAAACTGAAGTGATTTCCTCTAAGCATGAATCTTCCAAGAGGCATTCCAATGCTACCTACCTCAAGCAGGCCACAATCTCCTTGACACTCAACTTTTATCTCATAGTTGTTGCAGATGGATCTGAGATCATCAAGGTCACAACCTCTGTTCATTATGCATCTATCTAAAATGTGTGGATTTCTGATCATAACCTCTTCACTCTTTTTTGAAATGAGCTTAGAAACAGCATCAAAAAGACAGTCAAACTTTCCATTTACAAATTTTCTCTTTTCCTCAAAGGAGAAGTCCCTGCTATGCACCCGCAATGTGATGCTGACTCTCCCTTCTGATAATGACTTGACTCCATGTCTGAATTTTCTTTGGAATTTTGCAGGCATCAGAAGTTCATCTCCATCCTCCAGATTGATGACATTGTTGCAGCAGTCAGTGGAGAAAACAGCTGAACCAAAAGCATTAACAGTTAGAATAGGTTCTTCTCCATAACATGCTTCATTGTCTTTATGCATGCCCATTGTGTAATCCTTTCTGTAAACCTGAACAAGGGCAGCATTGAAAGGCACATCATAATCCTTTGCCTTTCTCAAGATCCAATCCTTGATTTTTCCATGAGCCTCAATTGAGGGGTAAGAAATTGTATTATGGAAGTAAACCATTGCAGAATCCAGGCAAACATACATAGCCCTCCTTCCATTCAACTCTCTGCCTCCGAGGCTGAGTAATGCATTCAAAACCTCCCCATCCATCTTTTCATTGCACTTTTGGATTAAATGATCACAGATGGGTTCAAGGATGTATTTGTGAACATCTGTCATCTCTGCATCTTCTGGACTCTTTCCTCTGTTATCCAATTTAGCCTTCTCAAGAATGGATTCAATAAAATCTGTCCTAGTCAAGACCTCCTCAGTTTGGGCCTTTCCTTTTTCTGCTGCTCCTTTCAAAACTGGGACAATGTTAGGGTTCTTGGTAGGTACCCACTCTCCATTGACGATGACAGCATACCCCTGCCTCTTTTCCTTTCCTGAGTTAGCAGATAACCTCCCCATATTGATCTTGTTTTGTTTGTCAACTCTTACTTGAGAGGCGAGATACTCATCCACATTCCTCATGTTTTTCTTCTTGACATGATGTTCCAGGACCATCATGGAAACATCCTTTCTTTCCTTTTCTTTTTTAAGCTGGTAATCAGTCTTTGGAATGTTCCCATAAAACCCTTCAAAGCCTATGCAAAGTGGGGCACCATATGAAGGAGGCAGAGGCACATAGTCAGTTCTTGCCATTTCTGGAAAATAGCAGGGGTTCTTGGTGCAGCGTGAACTGTAGTCCAAATTTTGAGATATGCGAAGAGGGGTGTGGGCAAGATCATCAGACTGGAAACTCTTCTGGTAGGTAATCCGGCTGCAACCTCCCTTTTCCTCCCAAGCAAAAAGTTTTTTTGTGCTTGATACTCCATTCACAAATGCGTTGCCATTGATCACCCTCTTCTTTCCTTTAGAGATTTCTGCAGCAAGATAGTCTTCACTTAGCTGATCAGGCCAAACTGCATCGAACACCATAGCAATAAGCTTCCGTTCCTGATCGGCTCTTATGTCAAAGGATAGAGGTTCAAGATTGATCAATCTCCTAGTGAAATCATCAGCTAAACCAATTTTCTCCAAAGTGCCCTTAAAAGGAATCTTGTCAAAAAAGAAATCCTTTAAGTAATCAAAGAAAGAGCAACCCCAACTCTGAATTCCACCTTTCTCTACTCTTCTGGCAAACTCTTGTATAAGGGCAACGGCTTCAAACGAAATTTCGTTGTCACAGAGTTGTCGTAGCTTAGCTACTGCGGATTGCTCATCGGGCTTTTTCAATGAGCTCAGGTAAATGAATATCTTCTTGAATGTGCTTAGAGGAAAATCCTGAATTGGAACCCTGACTGGTTGTTTGAATAAAACGCCCACATCAAAAAGGTCATAGGGACCAAAGCGTCTCACTTCATCCTCCATAGTACCTAACTTTGGGAATATGTGAAACACATGATGGGAACCTAGGGTGTAAACCAGTGTGACACTATATTGCCTCTTCCTCTTGTTGCTGTCTGTGAAACTGATGCAGTTTGTGCTCAACAGATAGCCATTTTCAATGGGTTGTGTGTAACTCTCAGATCTGACCCCATCTGGCATAAAAACCATGTTGTCCCCTTCAATTTCAAACTTGTACAAAAAGGGAAGTACAGAATTTTTGTATCCCTTTAGTATCTCAGGAGGGAATACCATGGTCACCCACAAATTCTTTGGGGACTTGAGTTCCAAAAAAGTTTCAAGTTGTTTCCTTGTCCAGTAATGAATTTCATCATGGATGAAATAATTTGTGCTTTTTGGACCACCAACTCTTGATGGCTCAGTTAAATCGCCATATCTTGACTTGTCTCTTGAAGTCACAAGCCGATTGATTATATCATAGTTTTTGACACTATGAGGACCCATTCTTTCCATCTTGCTCATTTTATTTGCCTTTATGCTGAGACATGCAATGTATGGGTATTTGGATATATGGGGAGCAACTATATTATATAAAATGTGGTTTTCCAGAGTTTTGCAACCAGGATGTGAATGCACTTCAAAAGAAAAGGGTGAAAGATAAACCCCTGCTTTAGTGAACCACTCCTTAGTTTTATCTGGTAGAGCATAAGAGAAACTAACCACTCGTCTCTCTTCCTCTTTTTGCAACCTCTCAAATTGAAGGTTGCCAATTATCTCTTGTTGGGTTTGAGGTAACCTGTTCAAGAGCTCTTCCTGTGGCGTTCTGTATGAGAAAGCCATAGTAATGTCTACAAAGTAGTTTTAAATGAAAATGCTAGCTCAGATGATCATGTATTTTCTTTTCTTTGATTCCAGACTTAACTGGATGGTCCTAGACCACGATAGGTGCGTTACGTCTATCTGCTCACTCACGACTTGAGTGTATACCTGTCAGTAT